ATGTCCGAAGGCTGGGCCCGCGGCATGAACCAGATGTTCTGGAAGGATGGTTCCCAGGACGCCAAGGTCGTCGCCGGCTTGATGAATTTCCTCAAGCCCGGCCTCGCCATCACCGGCGGCGCTACTGATCTGAACGCCACCGGCACCACCGGCGGTATCTCCCGCGCGACCAACGTCCTCTGGCGTAATCGTTCGGACAAGTTCACCTACGCGTCCGGACAGACCAACATCATCGACGCCCTCCGCAAGGAAGTGCGCCAGCTGAAGCGCTACGGCGGCAAGCCGAACGCGATCTTCTGCGGTTCCGGCGCCCTGGAGAAGCTTGAGAAGGAGATCCATTCCAAGGGTCTTTACACTCAGTCCGGCTTCACCGGCTCCAACACCGTCGGCATGGGCGCCACCAGCCTCCTGGGCATCGGTGAGTTCGTCTATGACCCGACCCTGGATGACCTCCCCCAGGCTGACGGCACCGGCAACCAGACGGATTACTGCTACATCATCGACTCCGATGCGCTGCAGCTCTACGTCATGGACGGCGAAGAAAACAAGACCCACAACCCGGCTCGCCCCGAAGATAAGTATGTTATCTACAAGGCCATGACCTGGACCGGTGGCCTTGTGACCAAGAAGCTCAACAGCTCCGGCGTCTACAAGTTCGCCTAAGCGGACTCAGATCCTACAAACAGGGGGCCCTATCCGGGCCCCCTTTTTGTTTGCGCGCACCAGACGCCTGGGCAGATTACTAGCTCTATGCAGACCGCTATCGTAGAGATCCTCCTCAACGGCAACATCCAGCATACGACCACACGCCGCGTAACTCCGGCTGAGATCGTCGTGCTGCGCCATATCCACGGCGACGACTCCGTCGTCCTGCCCCTGGAGATCGAGTCCATCAAGCGCAGCAACACCGACGAAGTGAACCGCCTCAAGGCGATCTACGGCGACGACGTGTTCAAGGCTGTATTCCCCGGCGCCATGCCCAAGGTGCCCACCGATCTCTCTGAGGTCGGCGTCGATACCGGCGCCAAGCCCAAGGACGAGCCCAAGGCCTAACCGGACATGGCCAGGAACACTAGTCTCCTTAGTCTGCGCGATCAGCTCAGAGCTGAGATTGGTGCGTCCCCTAGCGTGTCCATGGGGGTTAATACGATCGAGCAATTCGATCAGCTGCTGCGAAGGACGCAGGAGCGCCTATGGCAGGACTTTGATTGGTCCTTTGGCGTGATCGACCGGGACGAGCCGCTGCTCGCCGGCCAGCGCTACTACACCTTTGATCCGGACATTGATTTCGACCGGATCTGCTGCGCTAACGTCAAGTATAGCGACATTTGGCACCCGATTAGTTACGGCATCGGGACCGACGAGCTGAATAACCATGACTCAGACCAGGGCGAAGCCACGGAGCCGGCCCTGCGTTGGCGTCATTACGAGGGCAATCAGTTTGAGATCTGGCCGGTTCCGACGACGAACAACCAGATCCTGCGCTTCCGGGCTGTCCGCAAGCTTCCTCCGCTTATCGCGACAACGGACGTCGCCATCCTGGACGACACTCTGATCGTCCTATTCGCCGCAGCTGAGCACCTGGCCAGGACCAAGGCCCAGGACGCGTCTGCCAAGCTCAGCCAGGCCCAATCCCACTTTAATCGTCTCAAGGGCATGGGCCTTAAGACCGACCGGTTTGTCTACGGTGGCGGCCTTGATGGCGGCCAGCGTATCCGCTACATCGGCGGCCGGGCTGTCTGGGACGATCGACCATAAGCCATGCCATATATCGTCGTTGAAAATTTCAAGGGAGGCCTTGATACGCGGCGGCATAAGCTGTCCTCAGCTCCCGGCACATTGACCGGCCTGGTCAACGCGCACGTCACGCGCGGGGGCGAGATCGAGAAGCGCAAGGCCTTTCACCTCACCTACACGCTACCGGCCGGGACGTTCGGCCTGGAGACGAGCTCTGGTTCTGTCTATGTGTTCGGCTCCCTGGACCTGGCTAGCCAGATGCCGGCCGGCGTGATCTACCAGCGCCTGGTTCCCCCGGACGGCGCCGGCAACGCCATGACCGACGTCGTCTATTCGACGGTATACGGAGGCAAGCCGTTCGTAATAGCTCAGTATGCGAACGGATTGAAATACCCCTTCTGGGACGGCGCCTTCATCAAGGACTTCAGTTCCGGCATAGTCACGGCAGCCATGATGAACAACGCCGGCATCGCTGCGCACCTGGCCTCCGTGTTCTCATACACTAACGACGAGAACCAGCCTTATTCGATCCAGGTGATCAATGGGAATAAGCTGCGAATAGTCGGCCCTCCTGGCATCGCGTTTGAGGGGCGCATGATCAAGAATTCAAACCCGGCTACGGACGGCGTCGTGATCCAGAAAAAGACCGACCCTACCGTGGACAACAAGGCCAAGGGATCTTTCGTCGTCTTGAACGGATCTGCCTCGACGGCTGCGTCGATGAGCTACGCGTTGCGCCAGCATAATTACCCAGGATTGCCCGACGCCATCGGAGTCTGGGTTGCCTATCCCGATGGATCAGCCAAGGAGCTGCTTGGCTTCCCGGCGCCGCTGCCTCCTCCTGTCTTGCGTAACTGTTCAACGGTTGACGGAAGCGTTACTGTTACGACGGCAGATACGACGGGTATAACCGTAGGAATGACGGTTGCCGGCACCGGCATACCGGATCTGGCAAAGGTTGCTGCGCTTTGGGACGACGGGACAAGCAAAGGCTTCACACTAACAGCAGGGCATGCAGCTACGTTAGATCAGACAGATGTAGAGCTAACTTTGCGCCAGCCTGTTATCGCGACCATCCAGGGCTTTGGCGCCTGGAGCATGGCCGGCGGTATTGGCGGCGATCCTGGTCAGCGCTACGCAGCTGCGTTTGCGACCTACGTCAACGCGAACAGCGGAAACACCGGCTACACGGCAAGCTATTGGCACGGCGGCGGCGGTTGGAATAAGTGGGATCCGGGAGCCTGGTCGCTTTACGCTCCGGCAGCCGACTACGAAACAGCCAACGGTAGATCCGTATGGATCGAGTTTGCCGGCCAACCAGGCTATCCTGGCTCAACCGGGGGTAACCCTGGTGATAATTTCTTCAGCTACGCAGCTGATACGATCATGCCAAGCCCCTACTACAGGCCTGGCGAAGATAGATCCCAGCCCACCGGAAGGTGGATCATGAAAACGATGGGCTATACCAATGGAGTCCTGGCCGGCGGGACGTTCAACGGGATCAGCAGCGTGACGGTTGATGGCGTCGAGGTCCTTGGATCTCGCGTTGCCTGGGTTAACTCAAACAGCTCCCTGGCGCTTAACGTCGTTAATCAGATCAACACATACCTATCGACGACCGAATACACGGCCTCCGTGTCTAACAACACGACGATCACGATCGAGGCCATGACCGGCACGGGGGTTTCCGCGAACGGACGCAGTATTTCAGCTACGCCGATCGGATCTGTCACATTGTCCGCGTTCTCGTCGTTCTCCGGCGGGACCAATCTCATCCAGGCTGCCCCGCAGATCATGGAGTTCACGATCTCAGACACGTTCACGCCTGGAGATAAGTATTCGATCATCCTGGTAGACCCGGCATCCCCCAACCAGCCGTATCAGTTCGGCTTCAACCGCGTAGGCGGCGTCCAGCCTAATTTCTCTGCGACATACAAGGGCAAGGAATACCTGGCTGCCGGATCTACCCTATACTTTTCCAAGCTCAACGACGCGACCAAGTGGGGTGTTTATGAGCTAGGGTCCGGCTTCATCGACATGTCCAATAACTTTGGCGGCCGTGAGGACATTACCGGGTTTGGCGCCTACCAGGGCTTTGTGGCCGTCTTTACCCGGCGAAACTGCCAGCTCTGGTTCTTTGATCCCAACCCGGCTCAGAACGCTCAGAAGCAGATCCTGGACAACACCGGCTGCCTGGCGCCTGGATCGGTCGCTGCGGTCGGCGCCGTCGATATGTTCTACCTGGCTGACAATGGGATCAGATCTCTGCGCGCCCGCGAAAACACCGACGCGGCCTACGCCAACGACATTGGCTCCCCGGTAGATCAGATGGTCATAGACCACATGCGGACCATGACCGAGGCCGACAAGTATAACGCCAAGGCGATCATCGAGCCGGAGGACGGCCGGTATTGGCTGGCTCTTGGCTCCAGGCTATTCGTCCTGTCCAGCTTTGCAGGGTCCGGTATCAATGCCTGGTCGGAATACGAGCCAGGCTTCCAGGTCCAGGAGCTCGCATCCATGGAGAACAAGGTTTACGCGCGCAGCGCCGGCAACCAGATCTTTGTCTACGGCGGCCTGTCCGGCGGCGTATACGATAGCAGCCCGGTCACGGTTGAGATGCCTTACCTGGACGCCAACAAGCCGGCCACGTTTAAATCGGTCAACGGCCTGGACGTGACCGTCGAAGGCAAGTGGACGGTTCATGTGGGCTTTGACTACACCAACCCAACCGCCAGGGATGAGATCGCGACCATGGAGCAGCCGACGTTTGCCCTGGGTCGCATCCCGGTGACCGGCTACGGAACCCATATCGGCCTTAAGCTCACCAGCTCAGCCCCCGGTTACGCCAAGCTTGCCAACGCGATCGTCCATTACGACGACCAGCACTCCAAGCATGAAGCTGGTTAATCTCAACGAGCCGGATCTGCTGTTCATCTGCGACAACATGCGAGAGCTCGACAAGCGCGAGATCTACGCGACGCGCTGGACAGACAACCCGGAGCACCTGGTCGATAGCGTCATGATCGTCCCGGAGCTTGGCTGGATAGCTAAGACAGACGCCGGCGTTCCGGTGGCTGCCATCGGCGTCGTTCCCATGTGGGACGGAGTATGGTCTGTATGGATGTTCGCGACCGACAAATGGCCGGAGGTTTCATTCGCCATGACTAAGTTCATCAAGCGCGCGCTGCCACAAGGCATGGCTGACGCCGGCATACACCGCGCTCAATGCTACTCCTCCGCGGATCATAACGTAGCTCATGCCTGGCTGCGCATGCTTGGCGCCGACAAAGAGTCGGACATTAAGTCGTATGGAAAAAACGGTGAGGACTTCATTCTTTTCAGCTGGATAAAACAACCAGCCAAAACACACTCCTAACTATGTGCGGATCATCTGGACCAGACTACGGCGCCATGGCCCGCGCCGACGAACAAGCTCGCCAGGCGCGCATTAAGGAAGGCATGGGCTCGATCGACACTACGTTCAAGCAGTTCGACGACAGTTATTTCAAGAGGCGCGAGGAGGCCTACATGGCCGACGCCAAGCCTAAGATCGCGGACCAACGCGACCAGGTAGAGAGTAACCTGGCGTTTAACCTGGCGCGATCCGGCCTTACTGACTCCAGCGAAAAGACACGCAACGTAGCAGAGATCGACCGGCAGACCGGCGCAGCTCGCGTTGAAGCCAGGAACAAGGCGCTTGAAGCCTCGCAGCTCGCGCGCAACCAGATCGAGAGCGAGCGATCTGATCTGATCGGCCAGCTCAACATGACCGGCGACGCTCAGACCGCAGCCCAAGGCGCTTTGTCTAGGGCGGCCATCCAGGCTAACCAACCGACGACGTCGGCGCTGGGCCAGCTGTTCTCTAACACGACCGGGCTCCTGGGAGCTGCTAACCAGGCCGGCATGATGGACCGCAACGCTCAAGGCCTCCGCGCTTTTGGGTTTGAGAATTCAACACTAAGAGGCGGTTCCAACAAGGAACGCACCGTTTCAACCTAATGTGCGAACCTACCACAATTGTCGCTATGTCGGCTATGGCAGCCGGGACGGCCGCGTCTGTAGCTGGCCAAAAGAAAGCGCAGCGCGCCATGGGCAACGCCCAGGCTGCCGAGAATATCCGTCAATCTAAGCTGCGCGATGAAGCTAACGCTCTGTTCTCCCAATCGCTTAACGCGAACACGGCAAAAAGCCGGTCTGAAGCTGAAGCTGCTGCGACGACCAGGCGAACCGATGCTTACAAGGGCGACCTGGCTTCCGTAAAGAGGGCCGAGGTTGGATCTGCCTATGGCTCACAGGCCCCCCAGGTAGTAGCTGATGAGTCAGCTGCGCGCGGCGAGGCTGGCAAAATGAGCTCCGTTATCGACTCCAGGAACAAGGCTGCCCTGGCTAGCTTTGGAGACGTTACTCAGTCTACCGCGGTCAAGAACGCCCGCGCCCGGTCTGAGATCGGAACCACGGCTGACTTTATGCGCGGATCTGCCAGCGCCTTGGGCGCCGAAATGGACTACGCCAGCAAGGCCGGCGATAAACTTAAGACTATTGGGGACATTCTTCAGAAGGTCGGTATGGTCGCCGGCGCTTACGCGGCAGCAACGCCGTTAGCGGCAACCAGCAACGCGGTAACATTGACCGGCGCTTCCGGCGCCCAGGCTGCTGCAGGAGGTCTGGCTGCCGGCAAGGCAGCTGCTGCCGGCGCCACCAAGACCCTGGCTGCTAAAACCGCGGCAGCTACGGCAGCCCCAGGCTTAAGCGCAGCTCCATTGAGCGCCATGCCTGGTTGGAACCTAACTCTGCCGACCTGGCAGCAGAAGGCCTTAACCACGGCCACCCGGTCTTTTACAGGCCTATAAATTATGGCAGACTATTCTGGATACGCACCAAGACAGCAGCAGCGCCAGCCCCAGGATCCCTGGGCTGAGGGCGCCCTTGGCATGGCTAAGTTGTTTATGCCGGACCAGGAGACGCAGCTGGCTGCGCGTCGGTTTCAGCAGAACGAAGATCTATTTCAAGCCAGGCTATTGGACGCCGGGGCTGCCCGTGAAACCGCAGCGACCAGGGACGAATATGAAAAAAAGCGCCTAGCCCAGCTCGACGAGCATAAGCTCCTACATGAAGAACGCGGTCGGATCCTGGCTCGCGCAGCCAAGCAAGGCCGCGACCTTACTCCGGCAGAGGCGGCCCGCTTGGTCACGATCAATGGGACTATCCGCGGGACCGTAAGCCCGGACGAGATCGCAAAGGGTTTCGCTTTGCCCCAGGCTAAGGCGCAAGCCAAGGCTAAGGCTGAAGCCAAGGCTAAGGCTGAGCAAGATAAGGCTAACGCTGATAAGCTGGCAGCAGAACAGAAAGTTAAGGACGCAACACTAGAGCGCAAGAGCTCCAGGTTTAAGGGCGTATATGAGGCGCACGAAACTCCGATCGACCAGATTAAGCTTAGGAATAACATAATGAACCTATGGAACAGCTCTCCGAAAGCCAGAGAGAGTGGGTTGCTTCTTACGGAAGCATCAGCTGATCAGCTAGCCGGCTTTGCCGCCGCCCAGGGATACACTAACGCCGAGCTCATGACGGCTGCAAAGCAGATCCTGTATGGTGATCCTAATGTTAAGGATCCCCTTACCCAGGCCACTAAATTTGAAGGAACGCCGGCATACTCAGAAGCAGATCTGGCTGCCCTTGAAAAAAATCACGCGTCGGGAGATTGGCCAGCAGCCAAGGTAAGATACCAGAAGATGAGGAAGATTGGCGATACTGACGTCGTTAAGCTTGGAGAGTGGGCTGCGCGTAAGCCGGAAGTTCTTAGGTTTGCCGGAACACCGGAGGCCATCCGTTCATTTGCTCTCAGAAACAAGGGCAAGAAGATCGTGTTCTATGACACCGTCAACGAGCGCTTTGGCGGCGGTGTTGCCACGTCAAACGACGACGTTATCAACGCGTATAAGGCAGCAAGACCTGGCGAGATCGCTCCGGATTGGGAACAGGCTAACCCTTATCTGTTGCCGTGGACCGAAGGAGACGAGGGGGCTGCTGCTGGTCCTTGATCAGCCATGGCGAACGCCCCAGATCCTTTCTACGACGGGAACAAGGTCTTATTCCCACCGTCCGTTCCTCTCTCCGGGGGTTCCACGGGGCACATGTTTTTCCTGGATCGAGGACCGACCCAGGGCGGGAAGCCAGGCACAACCGGCGTCGATGCCGTATACATGGATCCGGCCAAGCTGCAGGAGCTATTCGCCGGCATGGGTGGCCGGCCGCGCACATACACCGAGGTTCGTAAAGAGCTTGAGGGGAAGAAATTTAGACCTGGGGTGGATTACACGTTCCACCCATACAGCCAGGTTCCGACGTCGATCCAGGCCCCGGATAAAAACCCGCCTGTAGGAAACGCCCATGCCATGGTCAACGCGCTAGCGCGCGGCGCGATCAGCACGGCTACGGGTCGTCAATCCAGGAACATGGCCAACGCGTTGGGAGACTACGCAGCCTTAAACGAGGCTATCAAGTATGGCCCTAACACGGAGGTTACGGACATGGCTCATGAGCTATCCATCCGTGGCAGGGGTGATCTTATCAATAACACTCCGGATCAGATCTTGGAGAGCATGCCAAGGGATACGCAGCGCATCCCTGGTCCGACCTACGTTCCCATGGTATACGACGGCCGGCTAACCGACCCGACTTACCAGGAGGCCCTTAAGGTTTGGAACGAAGCCAAGGCTGAGGTCGATCGCGTTGATGAGTTTAACGCCACCGTAGCAGACACTAAGGCCGGCGTAGACGAGATTAAGGCTTACGTTCGTAAGCCAAACTTCATGGGGCCCCCAGGAAGAAGCATCTTCAGCAACGCGCATTACCTTACATCTGTAGGTAACAAGGCAGACGCTTGGACAAGGTCATTGACCCAGGAACAAAGAGACGCCTTAACGCCGGAGCAGATCGACGCCAAGATCAACGGGATTGCGATCAACAATAGGGCTAAGGAGATCGTCCACACGTTTACGCGAAAGGCTGAGTCCTCTCAGCTTATGGACATATTCAAGGGACAGTCAAAGAGCGCCAAGCTATACGGATCCAGCGACGACGCCGGCTATGGTGATGTATGGGAAAAGGAAGGCCTCATGGGCCTGGGAACCCTACTGTCAGAGCAAGCGCTAGAGTCAGCTCCTAACACGGTAGCCACGATGATGGCTACGTCAGCGGTTAGCTTGGCTACCGGAGGCGCTGCTATCCCCGTTGCGCTAGGCATGGGGGGTAGCACCGCACTTTCTGCATCAAACAGTAATTTCACGGCTGCGTTCTCAGAGTGGGCAACGCTTAAGGGCATAGAGATGTCGGAGCTCAACACTCCAGCCGGCATGAAGAAGCTGACCGACATAGTTGACCAGGACCCTTCCGGGTTCATGCGGCAAATGAACGCCATGGCTTCAGAGGGAGACAAGCGGGCAATAGCCGAAGGCGTTGTTACCATAGCTCTAAACAAGGCCGGCGATTGGGCTACCGGCAAGGTTACCTCCGCAGCACCCAAGGCCTTCAGAGAAGGATCTCCTCTTGTTGCCCTAAGAGGTGGTATTGCCCGCCCTGCTCAGATGGTAAGTGGTGAGTATTGGAAGCTATCCCTTGGACCAAAGCTAGCAAGCGCTGCGCTAAACACCGGGTGGGAGGCAGTAGAGGAGGGGCTTACTGACGTCATAACGAGCATCGCCGTCGGAGATGACGTCGAGATGAAGGGCGCCCTGTCGTCATTCCTCGTAGGAGGCTTGATGGGCAGCGGATCCAATGTGGTAGCCGGCGTGAAGAACATCGACGATCCATTGGCCTCCATGAGGGATAACATCCTTAATAACGAAGGAGGCATAGATGAGGTAGCAGAGCAGATAGCCAAGAACACCGGCATGCCGGTAGAGCGAGCCAAGGCTGCGCTAATCAGAGCTAAGACTATGATGGATCATTTCGAGGAGCTTAAGAAACAGCACCCGGATCCCGCAACATGGCCCAAGCTTAAACAAGACTTTTTGCAGGGGGTAGCCGATAGCGCCGGCGCTCTTAATAATTACCTGCCAGACCAACAGCAGATCTACATGTCTGAGGCTCGCGCGGCGCAGAAGGCCCTCATGGAGGAGCTACGCGTCAAGCAGCTTGAGGCCTGGAACCAGGCTAACGTGACACCGGATCCACGGATCAAGCAGCTTGGTGACTATCTATTCAGACAGAACAGTAACCCGGCTCCTGGTTTTGACCCAGCGCGGTATAAATAGCCTACAAAAAGTAGACTTTAAATTGATTGATAGACACCCCTTAAAACAAAACATACCAACCCATGAGTATTCGCGGAGGAGACGCATCACGAAACACGTCGGCCCAATCTTCTGCCCAGCAGATTGCAGCTAACCAGGCAGCCCAAGCGCGCGCCGCAGAAGCTGCCCGCGCAGCTGCAGCTGCTAGATCTGCAGCTCAGCAAGCACCGGCTACTGATACGCCTCAAGCTAGCGCGATTGCGCAGCTTATGGTCGAAACGGCTCAGCGCCAAAAAGCGCAACCGTCTCCGCTTGCAGCTTCTGGCGTATCCCAGGCGATGCCCATTAGCCCGATTGCTCCGGGCCAGCCTGGCCTCCCTGCCGGCGCTCCTACCTCCCTGTCTGATTTGTTTGGCGGCCCTGCTGCGCCTCAAGCTCAAGGTGGCCTTTCGGACTACGGTCTTTCCCCTTCCCCGGACATGATTGCTGCCGGCGATCCTAATGCGATCACCAGCGATATGCAGCCGGGCATGGCCATGGAGCCCGAAGCTCCTATGCCTGGCCAGCCGGCGCCGCAGGGCGCTGTTCCGATCACCGGAGCTACCACTATTTCTGATCTCGTCGCCCGCGGCCTTGGCGTAAGCCAGGCTCCCCAGGCTCCGGCTATGGCTCAGCCTGGCATGCCGGCGCCGCGCGTCCCGCAGCTGCCGCCAATGCCTCAGCTGCCGACGCCCACCGGCCCGCAGATGTTGCCTCAGTATGCCGGCGCCGACTCTCGCGCTAACTTTGCCCCTGGAGGCACCCCTCAGCTCATGCCGGAAGCCCAGGCCCGCGTTGACCTGGCTAATGCCCCTACCTTTGCGGATTGGGCCAACCAGCTCCAGCAGATGGGGATCGCCAGCAACCCGGCCGCCGGCACGTTTGGCACCGGCGCTCGTCAGCCTCAGCTGCCGCCCATGCCCCAGCTCCCGACGCCGTCGGGTATCCCTTCCGGTCTTGCAGCGCCCCAGGCGGCGCCCCAGGCTTCTCCCTATGGCAACCCGCAAGCCCCAGCTCAAAGTGGCGTTCAAGCACTACCCGGATCTCAAGCTCCGGGCGGCGTTCAAGGCGCAGCAGCTCCGTCTCAAGGCGCAGCCCAAGCCCAGCCTACTGTCGCTCCTGCGCCCGCTGCTGGACCGGCTCCTGCGCCGGCGGTAGACCCCGTCGTCGCGGATCTCCAGCGCCAGGTCGCAGAGCTACGCGCGCGTATCCCCGCAGCGCCGGCCGCCCCCGCAGCGCCGGCAGCCCAGGCCGATCCCGGCCGGCCTTACGATCCGGCTAGCGTCCCCGAACAGGACGTCCCGGCGCCGGTCGAGCAGCCCCAGGAACAGCCCCAGGAGGTTCCCCAGGAAACTCCAGAGCTTGAGCCGGCCTTTACCGGATCTCCCCTTACCCAAGCCAAGGAAACTACGCCGATCATCTCCAATGGTCAGCTGACCATTGGCGGCGGTAGCTTTAAGAACGCCCGCCCTGTTTCGCGCAGCATGATGCAGCGCATCGGCGTCAGCCAGGCGATCCTGGCTCAGTTCGTCGAACACGCCCAGGTCGGAACCCTGGCTTGGTATAAGCCCACCGTTGATAACGAAGGTGAAGCTGCCGCCCTGGCCTATGAGTTTGCCCGCAACCAGGCGCAGGAGAGCATGCTCGTCATTCTCCTGGATAAGAACAACAAGCCGTTGAGCGTGTTGCGCCATTCGCTTGGAGGCATGTCCAGCACTTCTTTTGCCGGCAACATCATGGCCGGCGCCGCCGCCGGAACGCCTGGCTGCGTTAGCGTATACATGGTTCACAACCACCCGTCCGGCACGACGAAGTTCTCCGCAGCTGACATGACCGCTGCCGTGACCCTGTCCCGCCTCATGGAAGGCGTCGGCGTCAAGTTCAAGGGATCTATCGTCGTCGCGGACGCCGAAGCCAAGCCGGAAACCTCCGGTCGCGGCGCCGGCGCCTATGGCCCCCGCTACGTTTTCCACCCCGGTGGCAAGGACGTCATTAGCTTCCTTAACAGCGATAACCTTGAAACCGCGTCCAAGCCGATCACCCTGGCTGCCGACACTCCTGGCGGCGAATACATGCCCGGCATGGCCGTCAAGGGCGCCAGCAACGGCATCCCCCTTACCGAGCGCGTGTTCCAGATCCGTGGCCAGGCCCTGGCTCCCAAGATCTCCAACGGCGCTGACGCCGTTCAGAACATCGTCCCGCTGCTTGGCGGTAACCCTGGCATCGCGTTCCTGGATAAGGGCAACCGGATCATGGCTGTCCTACCCCTCACCTTGCAGGAAATGGCGAACCTGGTCACGACCAGGAATAAGCGCGGAACCATGGGGATCGAACAGGTCAACACCCAGGGCTTGCGCACCACCAGCGAGACGATCGACGTCGGTTCTACGGCCAAGGACAACAACCCCCTGGCCCGGATCCTTACCGTCATGGATCGCTCCAACACGGAGCAGATCATCATCAGCATCGGCGATGCCGCGATCGACAGCGTGGAGGTTGCTAACGCGACCGATAACATCCAATTCGCTGCCGACAAATACAAGATCAACGTCCTCGATACCATCAACAACAAGCGGAACATCCGTGCGTCTGAGATGACGCCGGGCAATCTTGGTGGCGTCAATCAGACCCCCAAGCTGCCTACCGGCGAACGCCTTGGTTTCAACGAAGGCAACGAAGAATACGATCCGTCCCCTCTTGAGAACGCGGAGTCCCAGGCTGCCCAGGATTACCCGGAGGTTATGGCCAACCGCAAGGCGACGCAGCGCGCCGACGGCGGTGAAGATGGTGGCGCCGGCATCGAAGGCATCGTTCGTAACGGGCTCCAGGAGGGTGAAGCCGACGCCGGATTTACCCCGGAACAGCTGAAACTTGAAGCTGAGTTGTTGGCTAAAAAAAGAGAAGCCTGGGATAAGTATTCAGAAACGCGCAGCAAAGCCGATTTAGAAG